TTAATCTTCACTTACAAGCTTTGTGAATGTTTTTGTCACAGGGTCATAAGTGTCACCAATACCCCCTTGTGTAGGGTCATCCACCCTGACAACGTACGTGCCTTCCGGTGGCGTCCAGTGATCGGCTGGGTCTGTGGAATCACCATCCCACCAAACCCGATTGACGACGATATTCGTTACGCTGTCTATCACAGCCCAGGTGCCTAATTCCAAAGTTCCCATCATGAGTACTCCCAAACGATAAACATGCCTTTAGTGGCATTGCCGCCATAAACTGCACTACCACTGACAGAGACGCCAGCGCCGCCGCCGCCAGCGCCATAGCCAGCACCATTGCCGCCAGCAGAACTGCCCGATGCTATTGCGACATTGCCGCCGCCAGTACCAAGCTTAGACGTAGCGCCCGTGCCAGAAACCGCTGAACCGTTAAAGACTTTACCACCTATCCCAAATGAACCGGGGGTAACAAATCCACTCAAATGCCCTGATAGGGTTGGAACTCCGCCAACAGAACCGCCGCCATTTTCAAAATAAGTAATGCTGTTTGTTTGGGTTACAGCAACGCCACCACCACCACCAGGGATAATCATCAGGGACCCGAAACTTGATGTTCCTCCTGATGCACCATTCCCATAATTGAGTGCACCGATCGCACCGATAGTAACCAAGACGCTATCGAATCCGGATTCATACCATGCTTCAGCGTAGCCGCCAGAGGCTCCGCCGCTACAACAGGCGCATCCAGTCGATCCGGTTGCAATACTCCCCGCACCATTCCCACCCGTACCAATCCCCTGAACAAAGATCTTTTTTGTTCCTGGTGACGGAGTATAGGTCTGGTTAGCGGTGATGATTTTAGGTGCCCCGATCAGTCGCCCAGTATTAGCAGCCAGAATACCTGCCTTGAGATTGGCAAGAATGGTCGCGGGCACTCCGTCATCAAGGACATCAACTGCAGCGCTGTCAGCGATGTACTGCGCCAGCACGTTAGCCATCACCGTACCCTGACGTAAAGCCTTATTGATCTGAGCAGATGATGCCTTGCCTGACTGGAATCCCGTCAATAAAGCGGCCAGCGCCTCATAGGCGGTCTGATCTGTTACGTTCGCACCAGACCCGATCCCGAACGGTTTAAAATTATTTGTCGGCATTATTTTTATCCAATAAAAAACCCGCCGAAGCGGGTTGTGATGTGATCAGGGTTATTTAAACAGTTATATCTGATTCAAGGTACCAGTCAGATGCGTTGCCATCATTGTAAGTTATGACATATTGGTTAACTGAATTGGAATATTCAGCCCTGCCAGTTACCACTCCTGAAATATCATCGATACCATTAACTTTAACTTTAACTTCCTGTCCCATCTCATATTTAAAAGACATGTTATCACCTTATGAAAGAGGTATTCCGGTAACTAGATTACATCTTGCGGAATTGTATGGGGTTCCAGATCCAAGGTATCTGCAGTTAACCGCCTGAGCGCAGTTAAAACCATAGAACATGGAATCTTGTGCAAATGAATCATAGGCTATCAAATATGGCTGATTATCAGCGCCGCTATACCCCTGAGAGGTATAGCCATTCCTGTCACCATATGATCGCCCGTTGTACACCTGGATTAGCGTTCTGCGGGCATAGGTAGCCCCATCCAGTGGATTGGCATTGGCCTCAATGCCACCAAGCTTACCGGTCGGTAGTCGCGTACCCAGTGCATTCTTCCGGGTTTCCGGGTTTATGTACGTAGCCTGACATCCATAGGCAGGTGTTAAGCCGCTGCCGCCGTTGTATTCGGATATTGGGTTTAGACCATGTACCAGGCAGTTTTCATGAGCAGATTCCCCATCATCCACATTGTCATGCGTGTAAATATACTCATGGATATATACAGACCAGGCGTGAGTATTGAACCCGTCACTTGTTGTTGATGAGCCATTAGAGCCAGCACCAGCCGCTTCGCATTTTGAGTCTTTATGCCAATTTCCGTTATCGAAACAGTTAACCGGCGCCCCAAGGACCCTAACATCAGTATTCTGTGATACACGAAAGCCTGATGTTTGTACGTCACCATAGCGAATATCAATGCCGGTTATCTCTAGTGAGCCGCGGGCGCTGAAGTAATCGCAAACATCTGATACAAGCCCTGTTACCGTCCGAGGCGCATAAATATTAACCCCTGCAACAGTGGCATCACCGCCGTCAGGAAGCGTGAAATAAATAATACCTTCCGATGCTTCCCAGTGAGATTTCGGTAGCCCCGTGTTGACATCCATTTCTGCCAGTGCCCCAGCTTTATCTGCCGCTGTTGTTCTCCATAATTTTGTGCATTCCAGACGGTGGGATCTTCCGCGTAAACCAGCGTGCATTTCACTTTGCGGTACAAGAGTATCCACATCATTCACGCCATCAAGCCAAATCCACGGCGGCAACATACCCGCGGTAAAGCCTGTGCATGCGGCCTGATAAACATAATTTTGGCCTGCTGTCTTGGTGATCCCAGCAAGGGGAGTACCGTAGCGAATGAGCGGACGGGATAAATAATTACCCTCAATGCCAACTATTTTTACATCCTTCACTTTTTTGTTGCTGATTGACAGGTTGGTATATTCACCAGCAGCAAGGTAAATCGTCCCCATGCCGTTTATCGCGTCATTCGCTTTATCCAGCGTTGCAAAGGGTAACGTAGCACTGCCTGTACCTGTGGAGTCATTTCCTGATGGTGCTACGTAGGCTACCCCTTTTTCACCATGGCGAACCCAGTTTGCGCTTCGTCCTTCGCGAATAGAAAAACGGCCCGCATAAACTCGTGGAACAGCTACGCCATTAAGACCTTCAACACGAATATTTAGAGATATTGATACAGCGTTAGACGGCAGCGTAATGTTCGACGCGATGTTCAGGACTGTCTTTTGCGTGATATCCGCTCTCGGAATATTTCTGGTGTAATACTGCCAGCCGGTCCCAACTGTCGGATCATCGTTTCCACTGGCATTCTGCCACGCGGTATTAATCAAATTGCCTGAGCTGTCATACGCAGATAGTCTGATGCGGAGATTGCCAAGCCCTGATGAGGCATTAACCCCCTGATCGCCTATCTTTTCCAAAATTACACATGAAACTGATAACTTTCCGGATTTAACGTTAGATACCGGGATTTTAGCAAAGTCATATCCGCCAGCGCCGGTAATCCCGGCGGGAGTAACCAGGCATAGTTCGCCATTTTTTTCAGAGACAACTAACTGGACCGGCCAGCCAGGTACGGCATCCCCTACAACGCAACGGCTCAGCGTGCTGTCAGGGTAAAGATTTTCAAAAGCACTGAACCCGGCAATATCTGTGGCTTGTGCCAGTGAAGTAGCAGATGTCAGATAATCGGTACTGTTAGAACCCAGGATAGCGGCTGCAGATGATGCTTTATTAATGCTCGTCCTTCGGAAGGATGCATTTTTACCATCCGCAATCATCATATCTCTAAAATATAAAGATCGTGCTACCGTCGTACTGCCTGATAACACCCCGATATACATTGAAACATAAGCACAAGATGCATCCAGAGGGATGGCCGTAAACTCAAATACCGTTGGTGATGAAACCCCATCCGCGCCAGAAACGGAAATAATATTTCTGGCTGCTGTGATTTCTACGCCAGATGAGTTGAATTGGAAAACACCCACTCGGCAGTTTGCTGTAGTACCGTCAGTTGCTGAAACATTGACTATCTGAATCGAGCCAGAAATAAAACCAGTAGGGAATTTTGACGATGGAAAATACTCAAGGTAAGTACCCTGTTCTGTTGTTTTCCCCACGGTAGTGCTTAGCATCCACGCAGGAAGACCTAATATAGCAGAGGCGATTGGTGTTAAAGCGCTCCCGGACTTAAGGGTGATTGACGTGATTAAGTCGAGATTTTCAAGGGTAAATAAATTTCCTTGAGAATAAGTTAGACCAAGTGATTTATTTTGCGCATCAATAGCCGCAAATCCAGCCTGCTCAGATACAGGAACAGCTACGCCGCCGCTATTGAGATAATAAATGAAACTTTTAACGTTTCCAACGCCTTGAGGAATTCTGAAATAGCTTCCAGATGGAATAGCCGCGAGCCCAGCTTCTTTCGTGGAAAATGTTGATCCGCCGTCAGAGATGGACTGCGCGTCCGTTGCGGCGGCCTGGGCAGCAGTCACGGCTGCCTGTGAGCTTAGGTTGCTTGCTTCAGCAGAGTCTGCAAAACCTGAAGCTTGTTCAGCGCTGTCAAAAGCCTGCTGAGCCGCACCGGTTATTTCATCAATTCTGGCTGCAACTTGAGCCTGAAGAACAGGAAATGACTCCCCTTTTCGGTTTGTAGCCTCACCTGAAGTATTATTTACAAACTCGTCAATGGTAAGCAGGTTATCATTTAAATCCGTGAGAACGCTTGATGGCACTGGATTATCGGTGTTATAACGCTGTGACATTTTTATTCCTTACTAATAACTTTCATAATTTAATTAGCGGAACAGGTTATAAGTTTCGCTCCCACGCTCCATTATCAAAACCGGCAACATAATCATTATCCACATCGAAACCAAAAAATTGGTAACCATCAGAAGGTGTAATAATTTCACCGGAGAAAACCCCCGCAGCTTTGACCGTTAAATAACCCTGTTTAATTACCGCGATTATTTCAGCCGATGCGGAGTTCATTGATAATGCCGTGTAATCTGTTGCCACATATCCATCTGGCAGCGTCACAAACCCATCCCCGTTTAAACTGTTGTCCAGAATAAGCCGGTCAGTATCGCTGAGGGTTTGCGGTTCGGATAAAACCCAGATTGAAATAGTCATGTCCTGATTATCGACTATCGCCATTCTGACGCCGGAACCCGCTAAGGCTGTATCGAGGATTTCAGGTAAGGTTTCGTTTGTGCCATCCCAGTGGTTAATGGCAATTTTTGCCTTCAGCACAATCCGGTAAACTTCATCGCTAAGACTGGTGAAACCTTCATCTGGGTCATACGGTCCTTGCCATGAACCCTGATCGTACCCAAGATTATCGGTATCAAAAGAGAAGTAGACGCCGGAGATTGGCTGGCTAACAACGCGCGACCTGCCAATCCATTTCCCCAAAATATCTAACTGGACGCCCTCTGCAGCATCAATATCAAACTTTGAAATTAAACCTGATATCGAACCAATAGCATCGGTGAAAGGTCGCGTTATCAGGTCAATGTGATCGACAAAGAGAGGTTTTTGCCGATGGTAGTTGGTGATGAGTTCGGTGTATTTACTCATGGCAAAACCGTTATATTGATGTTTGCAACATCACAGGTTGCTGACTCATCAAAAACAATGGTGATATTGCTGGCCGATAATGAACCAGTGCTTTTCCCTATCAGCAGACTGGTAATATCGTAATAGCGACTTTCTCCACCACTGACCACGCCGAGGTTTGCCGGGGAATAGACCCGGCTTAAAAGCACATCAGCCCCGATGCTCAGGGAGTTAATGTAAGCGGCAACCGCTGTTTTGATGTCCTCACCGACTTGAGACGTATACCCGGAAAATGCCTGGATAGTTATATCGACATATACCGGGACCGGAACTGGACGATTAAAACCAATGAGGTGAGGGTTTCCGTAGGCGTCCAGAATAGTGATAACTGTGCTGCCGTTCGGCGTGACGCCCTGACCTTTTTTCAAGCGGATGACCGTTGCAATTTCCGTCGCGTCACCACCATCAACCACGGCGGTGATCGAGTGCGCCGGTAATCCGTTGCTATCCACGCTGCCGGTATCGTTCTCATAAAGCACATGGCGTTTAACGCCGGAAATGTTAGCGATAGCCCCATCAAGCGCATCAAATGGCGTTATTGAGGATAAAGCTACGCTCTGAGTTTGCCGCGTGCGCAGAGCCGCATCGGTCTCTGCTGCAGTGCCGACCGTGGCCGCGCTCGGGTTAGTGACCGATACCCAGCCGCGTGTCGGTGTATTGATGCCGGTGACCGTACCAGCCAGAGCGGCGACCGCACCCGCAGTGGCGCAAGTGGCCGTTACCAGCACAGTTCCATCGGTCCCGATCACCACTGACGCGGGAAGGGTCCAGATAATGTTGTTTGAATCTTTCGCTGAACCGTTGGCGATTATCAGCCCGATGGTGCCGGTAATCAGCAGATCTACGGTCGAGTTATTCGCCACTCCGCGAGAAATGCCGTTTATCTTCACGTTGCTGGACAGGCCAACACCGATACCCGTTGCCGGAGAGAATGAGTTATAGGTGGCAATCGCAGTATTGTTGGCGTCGTGGATTCCCAGCGCGTACAACGCCACCATTTGCCCGTCTTTACTGTCCGGGTCTAAGTAGGCATCAGACCCGTAAATTTGCTGAAAGTAGCCGGTTAATGTGCTGAGGATGGTCTGGTAATCAGGCGCGCTGATCCCCTGAGCTGTTACCGTCGCCGATAACCCCAGTGTGTCAAGATTGATAGCCATTACGCCTCGCTTGTTACTGTGGACTTGCCGTAAATGGTGTCTATGGTAGCCGTGAAAGATACGCGCCGTGTGGCGCTGTCAACGGACGTATCAAAGGAGATAATTGAATTCACGCCCTGCGTTTGCAGGATGTGCTGGCGGATCGCCAGGTTATAAACGTCGGGGCTTTGCTTTCCGAGAACTGACTGGATGTAAGGCGTTCCGGCGGTCGTGTCGAGGAACCATTGCCCGCGCCAGAGTAAAAATCGCGTTTTCACCGCCTGCGCCACAGTATCCGGCGAGTTAATCAGAAACGTGTTATCGCCCCGGCCAAACGTGTAATCTCCGTCAGCGTCTTCGCGTCGATATCTCATATCAGTTCACCTTGTCGGTATTCCCGCTGCCCGTCTGGACGCCGCCGTGCGTATGCTGATCGCTGATGTCTTTGCCGTTGGAAGTCAGCGAGCCGATAAATTTGATGGCGCCGGTAATCGTTGCCGCCGTGCCGGATGCAATGGTGCCGATCATGCCGCCCATCCACGATAAAAGGCCATGAATAGTCACGGCCGCCGAGAACGTGGATTGCGGCGCTATAACGCTGAATCCGCCAGGGGCGACAATAGTGATCTTTTGTGTGTCCGGATTAAGTTCGAAATACGTTGAACCGTCGTCACTGCGCATCTGTGCCGTATTGGTGCTGATGCCGCTGATTTTTCGTGGCTCAGAGCGTAGCCCGACAATAGCAATAGCATCAGATAAATTGTGCTGTCTGGAATCTACTGGCTCCTGGACACCGCCACTTTGCCACCAAAAATCGATGCAACGATCGGAAAAAATAATCAGACATTCATCACCAGCTTTAATCGGGAAAGTCAAAGTAACCCCGCCGCCGCACTGGAAATGCACAGGAACGTCTGCCAGAAGGGCAAGCGGGGCCGACTGCTCATTGCCTGCCTCGTCAGTTTTAGTACCCATGATTGCGGGCTGGACGACACAGGTAGCGGTTTCCGGGTCGAAAGACTGGATGATCCCCGGCATTGCCACCCGCAAACCCGCTGAGATGGCTTTGGACAGTGCGGCGTCGAGGTGCTCGCGGTTACCGACCTGGGAACTTAGAGAAACTGGCATATGGACCCCATAAAAAAACCCGCCGAAGCGGGTTGTTAGAATGTTCTATAGGTAACTCGTCTGGATTGGTCGCCAATAGTCCCGTAGCACTCTATCGTGTGGATAACTCTTGCATTAAAAGCGTTAAGGCCTGAAAAATGAAGGGTGTAATAATATACTTTTTTGCCATTTTCATTGCTGATGCCACTTTCGGTTTGTTCTTTACTGTAAGAATCGGGGTATGCCAGCATGTTTCTGGCAAGATCATTACAAGTAAAAATCACTTCATTCTGTAAAAGTACCTGTTCAGATAAGGGCTCTGCTCTACCCTCCTTTCCTTTCTCTTTTGCTTTTTGTGCGCTGGCAGCAGCTTCTTTTCTTTGGAGCGCTTCGCGTGTAGCTTTTTCTGCTTCTTCTTTTTTTCTTATTTCTAAAAATGATTTATCTTCAATTGACAACTCAGATAGCGGCTTTCCTTTTAAAGAATTATATCTATCATTGTCCTTGTTCTTCTCCGCAGTACCATAGTAAAGCAAACCGATAAACGCTAAAAAAATTACTACGCCGGATTTTGTTATAGCCATAAGCCTGACCAATAATTTATATAGTTAAAAAAACCAATTCATTATAAACCGCAAACACATAATCACCATGACTAACCAATGACTATTCGCAATAGGTTGTGCCAGTATTAGTTGTGTAACACTCACGACTAATCTGCCTACCATTCTCACTACCAGTCTTCATTGTTGCTCCTGTTCCTGTTGTATGCGACTGAGTGTCAACTGCTCGTCCGGAATTGTCAGTTCCGGTACAGTACGTTGTCCCTGTTACGGTTGTGGTGCAAGTTATCGATGCCATGGCAGGGCAAGCAAAAATAAAAATGACACATGCAATCAGTTTTTTCATGGTATCGGTGTCGTTATGTCAATGGTGGCTTGAGACAGCTTATCTTTCCCGTTATTCGCAAGGCAAAGAAGATCCATATACCAACTCTGCCCGCGCGTGTCGCCAGTATAGTTTATCGCCCCAACCTTGTAATCGCCATCAGTATTGATTGCTGCTAGTTGTGCGCCAGGCAATCCATTTACGTATATATTCCCATCTATCGTTGTCTCGCCCAGCGCGCTTGGAGACACGCCAACAGCTTCATTTGACAGGCTTGCACGATATACGGATGCCTGATCCAAACGAATAACGCCACCCAGTTTTATGTTCGGATTAATGAGGCAGCGAACGTTTACCCCCGCTTCCATGGTCTGCTGTGGCATCCCAATAAGACCGGTATTTGCATTAAGGACAACTGTGTAATCAAGGTATGCCGTTTCTGGAAGGATATGAACCTGGTTATTTTCAAACCACCAGTCCGCCTTACACTGTTCCGCAATGCTGTTCATCACATCAGAGGTGTTGCCAACAATGACTTTTGCACGCGGGAAAACGGTTTTTGGCATTTCCGGCACCGCCCCAACAGTAATCCCAAAAGGCGCGTACGTTTTCATTGCGGCCCTGAAAACATCGTCCCACTTCCAGCCCGCGGCAATCGTGGTACGCATTCCTGCGTACATGTGCCCATTCCAGCTATCAATTGACTGAATCAGTATCCATGTGTCGGTGATGTTATCTTTCCCCGCAACGGTAAAGCGGATCTCACCGTTAAAAATCATACCGATATTCTGATCGGGATAATTCCCCATCTCGTCCATATTGCCATCGTAGCCAGCGATAACACGAATGCGTCCAAATTCTTTCTTTTGTATCCGGTTCTGTGTTGTTGGCGACAGGTTGTAAATTTTGAAATTTCCAACAAAACCGTTAAATACAGTGGCAGGCATTTTTTGAATGTCGAATGTCACCTTCAAGTCAGATAGCACAATCCCGTTGCCATTATCATCAAGGAGCTGTATCTCAAAGTGACGCATCCAGTTCTCGGACATTATGACTCCGTTATCACATAAAGATGGCTCGTTGTTCCGAGACCAGTTTGAGTGGGATACTCCACGCCAGGCTCATCACACGCTACAGATAAACCGAACCCAAGACCAAGATAGGCATATTGAGCCAGCAGGTTGGTCCCCGTGACCATTGGGATACCTGCTACAAGATCCGAGCCGCTGCTATCTTGCAGGTCCATAACCCAACCTAAAGCATCACGCCAGACTATCCGCATTGTCAAAGCGTTACCGTTTAACGTAATGTTGAAAGTCTGATTATCGGCCGTTAAAGGAATTTCAGTGACGACCATTTATCCTCCGAAGAACCCGCTGATACTGCTGAGAATCGACTGACTCACAGCCTTTGGCGTTTTAATACCAGTGTTTTGCGTCGCGCTGGTATTCACACCCTGAGCCATGTTTTCCTTGGCAGCGCCCGCGATCACCTGCGTTTGTGTGGTAATCAACTCCCTGAGGGTGAGGGTCGCCATCAGAACATTTTCACTCGTTTTATCAGTGGTGACATCCAGAACGCGGATCAGCATATTGGTATACATCCGCTTACCCGTCACTACATCAAAGGGTTTCCGGGAACGCTGGAGCGCGAGCAGTTCCTCGTACATTTCTTTCGGGCTTTTCCCCAGCGTCAGACCAAGCCCTGACGTATCAGCAAAATCCAGTACCGAGCCGCCTCCGGAAAATCCCGTTTCCATAACTAACTCTGATGGTCTGCGAAAAGCATGGTCAGCGATATAACCGACACCGTCACCACTCGCTCCGCCGCTGCTCGATGTTGGGACCTCTACGGGATGATCTGTGATTTCCAGCGAATCACTGTGTTTCTCCGTAATGACTACATCTGGAATAATTATCCCTATCCTGCGCGAACGCTGGGAAAAAAGAACAGAGAGAACATCCATCAGCCATTACCCCTCTTGAGTTGTTGCGTGTTTCTGGAATTTACGGAGTTTTGTTTATCAGCAACGATATTCCCGGCCTCGCGCGGATCGCTCACGCCGGAGATATAAATGTGGGTTTCGTTCTGCTGATTTACGCCATTCCCCGGCATATTGCTGCGCACCTTCGGCACGTATTCCCGCGTTTGCTGAGGCATCAGACCCAAACCATACTTCTGGACGTTCCCGATCCCCCAGTTATACGATGCCAGCGCCTTATCCAAATCGCCACCGTTCGCCTTTAGCAACTGAGCCAGATATTTAGCGGCAGCCTGTGCAGATTTAATCGGGTCAAAGGCATCATTACCTTTCAATCCCAATTCTTTAGCTGTTCCTGGCATCAGTTGGAATAATCCCTGCGCCTGCCCGTATTTGGTCTGAGGGCCGAGGGCGTTCGGATCTCCGCTGGATTCAGTGATAGCGACGCTTTTCAGTAAACCATCAGGCAAATGATAGAGCGCTTCCAGCTTATCCAGTGTGGGGCTTAACCACCCCAGCAACGCCGCACCACTGGCCGATGCTTGTGGCCGCCTCACCGATTGAGCAAACTGCGCAGGATCACCGCCATCAGGCGTACCGCTAAAGAAGTTCTGCATGTCCTGCGTATCTTTGTCGGACATGATGTGAGCTTTTCGCAGAAGTCGCCAGAACGGGCTGTTTGCCAGCTTACGGCCGAAATCTTCAAAGAAACCATTGAACCGGAGATTCACATAGTTAATGGCATCATTAATGGCTTTCGACCAGTCACCTTTCATGAAATCAGAAAGGCCCTTCAGCGTTCCTTTCCAGGTGAGAGTGCCGGTATTGAGGTCATTCAGCTTATCGGTAAACCAGTCGAGTGCTTTTTTGGCCGACTCTATACCGGGCTGCCACTGCTCCCAGTCAATCAGGCTTTTACTGCCTTCCTTCCATGACTTGTAATCATCATAGAGAAAACCCAGAGATAAAATCAGCGTGGTAATAATGCCGATCGGTGAAGTCATGAAGGCGGTATTTAGAAGACGCCATGCCAACATCAACGCGCCGAACGTGCCGATAAGCTGCTGAGTCCCCTTATCGAGTTTGTTCCACCACTCCCGGATATCACCGGCGGCCTGAATCAGCCGGAACACAACTCGCCCGATGGTATCCGCCAGCCATAACAGCCCGCGCACGCCGCGCGTAATGGTGTCTTCAATTTTCGGGAAATTATCGAGGATTTGTTTTCTTAGGCTATCGATCGAGCCAGCCAGTCCATTAGCGAGATTAGACCCGATTTTGTCCCGCGCCATGCCCGCCATCGCGCTGAAATCACGCAGTGAGGTCATGAAACGGTTAGAACCGACAGCAGCCTGATCGGCGTTATACCCGATGGTTTTTGCCATGGCCGAATATTCAGCGCTGAACGTACCCATACCGCGACGCATTGCCATCAGCGTGTTTTCATCAATACCCAGCATCTGAGCATACTGATTAGCGCGGTAATACGGCATTTTGCTGAGTTGCTGGCCAACACCGGTAAATACGGCAGACATGTCACGCATGTTGCCGCTGGCGTCCCGCGTCTGCACACCCAGGCGATTCAGAAATCCTTCCGCACCCGGATTATTACGCATAAAGCGCGCCAAGCTTTCCAGCGAACCGCGCGCAGATTCTGCGTTGGAACCTGTCTGTGCTGCTGCGTACCCGATCGCTTTTATCCCTGCGACGCTGACCGATCGTTACCGCCATACCTTCAAACGATGCGATAGTCTTTTCGCTGAAAACCTCCTCCGGTGTCCGGTGAACGGTAATCAGCCCATCAGCACCCGGCTCGAGTTCCGGTAATTCGCTGGCGCCATAAACCTGCGTTCCGCGCTTGAGCAGGTGATTCACTGAGTCTTCTGATATGCAGAGTGCTCGAGCAATTTCCCGATTGGTTTTACCGGACAGGTGCAGCTGATAAATGCCGGTGACAACGCGTTTAACGTAAGAAATTCTGTTGCCGATCTTCACAACAACACCAGTTGCTCTGGCGGCTTCAGTGACAGGCGCAGGCTTCACTGGAGGTGTTGCCGGTACGCGGCTACGGGCACGCGCGGCGCAGTTCCAGCGGTCGATGATGGTTGCGGTGTAGTCGCAGCCGTCATCCTGCAGAGGGCGGACCTTCTGAATCAGGTTGTTGGTATCAGACATGGCGCACCGCCTGCACGTTCTGGCGCTGCAGTGAGCGGATGGTGGCGCGAAGTTTTTTCAGCCGTCTGGCGTTGGCTTCATGCTTACGGATTTGCTTAGTGAGGGATTCCGGTGTCGGGATGCTCAGAGTCAGAAAATCATCATCACTCCAAATGACGACCAGGGCGGGTGGCTGCTTCGGGGTTACCTCGGCTTTTTTGACAGGTTCTGCTTTCAAAGGACGCGCAGGGCGTGGTTTTGGCGGTTTGTTGGTTTTTGCTGGCACGGATGCTTCAGGAGAGTAATCGCGACCTTTCTCGGTGATCGAGTAAAACCCATTCAGGCATTTCACATTCCCAGTTTTGACCTGGTTATTCAGCATCGCCACAGCGATACCTGGTTCCAGCCCCAGAGAATCCGCGACGATCAGGGCAGTTGCCTTCCCGGTTTCCTGCAGTTCATTCAGTATTTTTTCTACGGTGGTGCTCATTGGTCATTCCTCGCTGTTTTGTTTTGACTTCGCTAACATCTGGCGACCGGCTGGCGTTTGCAGTAGCTGGCATTCCAGTTCTTCATCCGGTTCGACTGGCCAGCAGGCATCGTCGTCCGGTTCGTACTCATTCGACAT